AAACGAACTGTGACTGGCTTGATCGCAGGGTCTGGAGTGACTGTTAAGGCCACGGTATTTCCAGTGCGAGAGACATTAATGGTGCCAATATTCCCATCATTGTCGATTGTTCCGTATTCGCTGACATTTACATTTGTACCGTCAACAAGAATTGTGAGTTCGGTTGCATAGAACTTGTTGTCCCCTGCAGAGGTCTTTGATATTGAAACAATATACTTGACCATGCGCCAAACTGTAGCGTCAAAGTTATCAACAACAGTTAAGTTCTCAATACCAGTGATTGTATTTTCATTATTACCTGCAGAACCCAAGTCTGTTGACTGAGCAGTTGCGGTGTCGATTAAATCTACATAATTTTCTTGAGTAGGTCTATCTCCAGTCTGGAATAGACTCTTAACTGATGGAATTGATACTTTAGCCATGTGGTAATTATAACCCCCTTTTAATAATATTTTTAAAGAATATAGTTGCTGTAGCCAATAACCTGAAGTGGAATTGGAGGTGGATTTGTTTTTGAATATCCAAACACACTTACATTTGTAAACTTAACCCTAAATGGCAAAACCTCTTGAACTCTTGCTTTTGGCTGTAAGTGATCTATACGAATTTTTCTTAAATCAAGGTCATGAATCTGTGCATGTGCTAATTGATGTGTTGGCATTACTGTGTTATATCTTCAATGATAACCATTGATCCTTTGGCTACCGTCCAAACTCTGCCTTCTGAAAGAAGTTCTGTAAGTTGTATATCGAAGATATCTCCTGTCTGAAGAAGTCTTGATTGAGATGATGTTAGTGTAACTGTAAAACTTCCTTCTTCATCTTGAAACTCAATAGGCTGAGGGGTTAAATCTAAAATTTTTGTATTTGTTGTTGGACGATAGATATCCATAGCAACTTGCCAATCTTCAAGAAGCAATGGCTGTCTTGCATCATTAGTTACATAAACACGAAATGCTGCTGAATCTCCACGCACAACCGTCCATCTAATTTCTGGTGGTGCTGCACCTAATGCATAAGAGTCTGTGGGTTGATTTCTAAAAGTTGCCATTTGTTTATTATATCACGACAAACCGTCCTTGAGTGCTCCCCAAGTACCGTTTCCTTTTGCCTCTACTATAACTATTCCATTAACATTGTCTGCAACTGCACAAATTCCCACTGCTGCAGATCCTCCTACTGGCCTAACATTTGTTAAACCCCCAGATGCTCCTACATAAAGTGTTTGTCCTGCAGCAAATCCAGAAGTATTCAAACCTTCCATAACTCCAGCAACAACCACAATTCCATCAGATCCATTTGCTGTATTGTTTTTTAATAAACCAAGTATTGGAGCAGTTGTTGATGGAAGTGCTTTTGCTATAGTTACTTTCCCATTTACTTTTCCATTTGTTGCATAAACTGGAACACCTGCGCCTATTAAACTACCGCTATTATTATTAATTTCAATCTGAAAATATGACACCCCATACGCTGGAAGGATTGCGTCAAGAGATTCTGCTAATTTTTTAAAATCTCCGTGTACATTTACTGGTGAGTTTTCAAGGGGATACTTAACCCCAGTATTAGAATTAGCATAAGTAGTCATAATAAAATTATTATACACCCAGATTTGACTTTTGACTCAAAATTATGTTATACTTGTCAGTAGACACCTACCAGGGTGTCATTGTTTTCTAAGGAGGAAACTATGATTAAATTTATCGAAAGAAACAAAGAGATCATTAGCACACTCAGTATCGTGGTATTAGTATCAGTTATGTCTAATGCTAATGCTACATCAGAACTAGATACTAAGAACAATCTTAGCCTGAAACAGGCTCAGACATTGGAAACTGCCTCGAAAGAGGTTTTTTTGGTTTCTAAAGCAAAAAAACTAGAGAGTTTTGAGAATAAGGTTTCTCTTACTGATTTAGAATTAAAGGAACTGCTTTCTTTGGTAGGCTTCAAGGGTCAAGACCTTGTCGTTGCTTGGGCAGTGGCAAAGAAAGAATCTAATGGTCGTCCATTGGCTTTTAACGGCAATCACAAGACTGGTGACTCGTCTTATGGTATGTTTCAAATCAATATGATTGATACGCTTGGTCCTGATCGCAGAACCAAGTTTGATCTTGACTCTAACGCTGAACTATTCAATCCCGTCAAGAATGCAGAGATTGCATACTATATGACAAATGGTGGAGAAGATTGGTCTTCTTGGAAAGGCATTACGCCTAAGACCAGAATGTGGATGAGCAAGTTTCCTAAATAATTGGACTGATAAACACCTGTAAGGTTATTCTACTGTTGGATGACTTTACAGGTGTTATTCCATGTAAATATCCAGAATCGTTCACAACTGCCCTATTAAATTTTGGCTCTATGTTTTTCCATTCCTGAGAGTCTGTATCAAACCAGTTAAACATTCCTCCATCGTTATACTCCCAACCTTCATTCAGGTATACGGTTACGGCTCTGGTGTAAATGCCATCCGAATGTACTGGAATATAAGAGTCTTTTGACCAAACATAAACCATAGCAGACCTTGAGGTAGTTAAAGGAATATCCCTATTTTTATCAAATACCATCGCATCTTCAAGGATTGACTGTAACTCTGGCAAAAATTCATCTGGAAGTTTAATACATACAACCACGGAACTATCTCCTACTATCCCTTTGTCCCAGGCTTGGTTTGTCCAAACATGGTTTGGCCCAGACTTACCAGAAACAACATCTAGCCCAAACTTATAATATTTATGCGCTATCTCAATTGGCAAAAAATCTTTAAGTTCTTTCATTATCTCATCCAAGAAACTACTGCGTATCTTGTTCCCTCTATTACTGGAGAAACCGAATGATTGTATACATATGTTGATGGAAAAAGCAGAAGTTCGTTTGCATTTGGCTTATAAGTTATATTAAATCTTGGAAAAACAATCTCCCCGCCTTTATAGTCGTCATTAATATAGTAGACAAGAGAGAGCCTTCTGTGAACTTCTTTGTGATCATCGATATGATTAAGAAATTTTTGACCTTCTCCGTATTTTAAAATACTGTAAGAATCATGCCAGGTAGTCTCAAGTCGGTATTCTGACTTATATTCTGATTCGGCTGGACCAAAGGCAACTAAAAACATGTTTGATAGAGTTGCATTAAAAGCCTCATTCAAATTTGTAAAATCTTCAATAATTGAATTTGTGTATGGGACAGCAAATGTAAGTGTATCTCTATACTCAGTATCTACTTTTACTACGTCATTACTTCTGATATATGACGGAGCCCATTCTTTTTTTGCACTAAACATACCCTCTTCAATATCTGAAACAAGGCTTGTGTGATTTTCAATTACATCTGAATACACAACTATTCCTGGTGCTAGTTCTTTTTTATTCATTACCATTTTCCAATTGGACATACTGCTTTTTCAAGTTTTGTTTTTACTTTCATAAAGCATCCACATTTTTTACATTGCGTAGTTAATTTTATAAGTTCTGGACATCCCTTACAAATAGAAAATCTTTCTTTTGCTTTATATTCGTCTGCCCACTCTGTTGTAGGATTTACTATATCCCAAGGTCTTGTTTCACCTAAATTTTGTCTATACTTTTCCCAAGGAGAAAGGTTTTCTTCCATTTTATTCTGGTGCCTTAAACTCTGTACCGTCCCAAACTGAAAAGTCAGGAACAACTTGATCTTTATCAACAATTATAATTTTAGGGCTAGACGCTAATCCAGCACGAACTTGAGGACCTTTATTATATTTTTCATCATCAATATCTAGCACCCAAAATACTTCATTGTTTGCTAAGAATACAAATCTTTCATTTGCCATTTTTTATCTCCTTTCCTTTAAGTATATCATAATCATAAAATATTAGCAATTGTTTATAAATGTGCTACAGTCTGAATCGGTGCATATTTGGTAATCTGAAGCACATGGAGTACACTCAATAGTGCATCCAGGCGTTACAACAGGAGTTACCACTACTGGTGTTACTACTACTGGGGTTACTACTGCTGGAGTAAAGTCTGGTGGGAAGAATGGTCCACCACAATTACAGTTGTTTGATAAAACTAGATCTGGACAACTTCCTGGAGTTCTACCCATTGTAACACTTCCAGTACAACCTTCATCGCACTCGGTAGTATATTGGAATAAAATTGTTTGGCAGTTGTCTACTGGAGTTACAACTGGGGTTACAACTGGGGTAACTACTGGGGTTACAACTGGGGTAACTACTGGGGTTACAACTGGGGTAACTACTGGGGTAACTCCACCAGGCACACAAGGACCATCTTGATCTATATTTGGACAAGAACCTGGAGTTATACAAGTTCTGTAATATCTCTCACCTGAAGGACATGATCCATCATCTCTTATTTGTCCATAAGACCCATCTGCTGGATAATATCTATCACATGTATTGCAATTTACTACAGGAGTAACAACTGGCGTTACTACAGGTGTTACAACTGGAGTAACAACTGGCGTTACTACAGGTGTTACAACAGGTGTTACTGCGCCAACAGGTCTTCCATCACTATCACAACACTGAGTTGGATCAAAACCACAAGGATCATATGGTGCAGAACATCCTGTTGGTGGTGTGACAACAGGTGTTACAACAGGAGTCACAACAGGTGTGACAACAGGTGTGACAACAGGTGTTACCACAGGTGTTACTACAGGTGCAACGTATCCACACTGTGTTGAATTTTGTTCATAGAACCAATCACTAGCACAATCTATAGTTGAAGATCCGTTAGAGTATGTGCAAACTGCTCTTTCTCTAAAAGTTGTTCCTTCGCAATAACCTTCGTCACTGCAACCAATCAGTGTATAGTTTCCTCTATTTATTAGGTTGCTTCCGACACAACTTGGTTGTGCAGGAGTGACAACAGGAGTAACTACAGGTGTTACAACAGGAGTAACTACAGGTGTTACAACAGGAGTAACTACAGGTGTTACAGCAGGACAACATTCATGGGTGTCAGGATTATATGTATTTCCTGGTGGGCACTGCTCTTCATTTGAAGCATAGGCACATCCAGAACCTAATGTATAAGAACAGCACACATATTGTTGACTATTAGTTCCATTTGAATAGTAAACAGTATCCAGTCTTTCTCCACCTTGTGGACAATATGGATCTGCTATACATGTTCCGATTGTTCTACTTATTTCTGTTACAGGAGTTACTACTACAGGTGGAACCCAAGGTCTTCCATCACTATCACAACAAGTGTCTCCACATGGTGAATCATAACTTGAAGTCATGCCAGGGAATGGGCATGTTGCTGGTGTTACAACTACAGGTGTAACTACTACAGGTGTAACTACTACAGGAGTTACAACTTCAGGTGTTACAACAGGAGTCACAACAGGAGTTACAACAGGAGTTACAACTTCAGGTGTTACAACAGGAGTCACAACAGGAGTTACAACAGGAGTTACAACAGGAGTTACAACAGGAGTTACAACTTCAGGTGTTACAACAGGAGTCACAACAGGAGTCACAACAGGAGTCACAACAGGCGTTACGACAGGTGGGACTGCTACTCCTTCATAAACATCTCCAAATAAAACCCAAGAATCAGTATCAACTTTTACAATAGTTCCTTTGCTATACTGACCATCTAAAAATAATTGAGAATTTTTACTACCAATCAACACACCTGAAGAAGGAGAAAATGTTGTTTTTCCTGTTCCAACTTCAATAAAGTTGTATTGATATCCAACGGGTATTTGAACAGAAGAATTAGATGGAACAGTTAATGTCATTCCAGATGAAGTATTGAGCAAAATTGTTTTCCCAGCATCTGCAACTGATAATTGAAAGTTAGTTGTTTTTGTAACAACTGTTGTTTGAAGTGCAATAGATGAAGATAAACTGTTAATTTGATTCTGCAGATTAGTATTTGCAGTAGTTCTATTTGTTACTTCTGTTGCTAAATTTGTTGCTGCCGTGGTAGCATTTGTGGCATCTGTATTTGCTAACGCTTTTAAATATCCTGCAATTGATTTTGTATTTATACCGTTTGGTGTTCCAAGTTCATTAGCGGTAGGAATTGTGCTTGATCCATAATGGTAGAGTCTTAAAGCCTCTTGGATGTCTGCTGCATCTGCATAGCCAGGAATTCTGGTTGGGTATATCCCAGAGCCATCTAGCGTATCATCAACATATTCATTAGCCATTACATATCACCACTTTAGATTATACCACCGTAATTAGGAAATGAATGTATACAGTCCTGTTTAGTCCAATCCAATCACCATCTGAAAATTCAACGGCATTTATATCAACAGGTAGAACCTGATCTCCAGTACCTGATCTAAAAACTAATGGTTTAACAGTTATGGAGTGAGCAATAGGGTTTCCTGGGTCAGAGAATGTGCACTGAATATTAAAGTTTTCTTCAGTAAGTCCACCTATAAGGCTTAATGGTGCTATGTTTGATACTTTAAAGTCTACCTCGCTTGTTGTCTTTCCATTTGTAAAAGAAACCTCTCGTATAACGCTAAATTTGTCTGTCATAAGGGTTGCTGTGCTAACCCATGTATTTACTCCAGACACATTTTGATATTGATACATAACAAGGTAGTCCTCGTCTGTTGCCTGAACATTAATATATAAATCAAGTAACTGTAAATCAGAAACATGGGATATAGTATTTGGATTTCCGTATCCTACAAGAAAAAGGTTTCCTCTTTCTCCTTGTGGTCCAAAATCAACTTCAACATTAACGTTGGCTGTACCACCAATTACTTTAACATCGTCGGATGATACAAAAATGTTTGTCATGCAACTGTCCACTTAGGGTAGAGTTTTACATCTTCATTAACAAGAGCAATAGTTGATCCTGCTGTATAAAGAGTTCCACTACCGTCGGAGAACTTTGTCCATCCAGCAAAAGTAAATCCAATTCTTGCGAGTGTTCCATTGTTTGCAACGATAATGTTTTGTCGTGGAAGATACAAATTTGTGTCTGTTGGAACAGTACCACTAGTTGCGTTTGTATTATGATATATAACTCTATAAGTTGGTATTGCTCTATTAGGAGTTCCAATATCTTGAGTTACATCATCTGTTACAGAAATAGATCCAGTTAAAAGTGTAAAAATTTTATCGTATGTTCCTGCCCCTTGTGAATATACCTGAATATCATACACATAGGTAATAGAAGAATTCATTGCTGCTCCATTTTCTGGAGTTATTGCACAAGTAATATGTGTTCCATCTGTTGAGATTATTGCACTTCCAGTAATTTGTTCTGCAACTCCTGCTGCACCTCTAACTTTTGCAATTTTAAATGTAGCATTACTGTAGTCATCTAATTGAAAAATAGATCCATCAGTCTTTTGAGGGTATACCTTAAACTCATGGGTGTCACCCTTATAGTAGTTTATATTAAGTTCTCCTGGAAATGCCATGGTTTTATTATACCACGCTGACGTATACAGAATTAAGTATTGCAGATGAGTCAAAGTCTGTTCTAATTTGAGGAATAGCACCATTACCCCACATTGCTTGGTTTTCAATAAATATATTTTGTGTTACTGATAGGTTATAGGTATTTTGATACTTAAGAGATCCTACAAACTGCACAAACTCTTGATCATTTGCTGCAAAATAAGTTCTTAGCCAAACCTCTGTGTTTGATGTGTATGTTGTTAGTTCAAAGTTGTATGTTATGAATACTTGGGATCCTTCTTTTATACCGTGGAAGTTTAAGGCTCTTTGATGACTATTCCAAAGACTAGTGCAACCTTCTGGAAGGTATTTTTCATTTTGGTTTTTATCTTTTGTGTCTAATAGAAGAGTTACCCAGCCATCTTCTCCTTGAGAGATTCCAAGTTTTGTTGGTTTGTCAATAGTGTTTGTATATGAGGCCCATCCTGCTTGCTGCCCCGAAGAAGACAAAGCACTTTGTCCTGCTGGACCACGATCTCCTCTAGGACCAGGATCTCCCTTTGGACCTGGCAAACCTTGCTCTCCATCTCTGCCATCTCTACCTGCAGGTCCTTGTGGTCCAACTGGGCCAGGGACTGGAAGAAATGAAAGAGCATTATCTGCAGTAGGAGATGCCTGACTTTGTTCTACTTGTGCAGCATACGAAGTTTTTTTTGCACTTGGAAAATCCATAGATTTAGAAACGGCCATGAGATCATTATCTCACTTTATTATAATTTACCATGCTCCTGGTGTCCAAGCAATTCTTTTCCAAATTTGGGTAGAGCCGTTTGTATAGTTTGCAATACAAAAGTAGAAGTAGTCAGATGAAGTTGCAAACATTCCAGCAACGTCTCCACTTCTTCCAAGCATTGAGTTGGGAACTTGTCCAGGGATCACATAAGTATCTCCTGCTGGTCCTCTTGCTCCAGGTTCTCCTGGATCTCCCTTATCTCCAACTGCGCCTGGCATTGGAACAATCTTAATAACTGCCATTATAGTGTACCTCCTGGTGTAACATCTCCTAGAACATATATAGTTCCAATAACTGGTGTCCAAACTGTGTCTTCTATTAACTCTGGGATTGTTACCTGGACATCAAATGGTAACTCCGCTACTGTTCTATTATATTTTAATCCCCAATTTTTAGTAACTGAAGGATAAGCCTTTATATCAACAAAGCCTTCTCCAGGCTCACAATCAAGGGCATCAAGAACATTACCAGACTGGTCATAAGCGGTTGCTCTAAAAATCCAACCAGTAGTATCATAAAAATCTATCTCGTTGTCTTCTAGAAACTCAACACGTAGAGAACCAGTATCTCCTCTGACAACACGCCATTGGATGTTTGCTGGATCAGCACCGAATATTTCTGTAGAATGGGTAGACATATTGAGATTATACCACGAAAAAAAGACTAGTACTCAGGCTGGTGGGTATGAGAGACAAACCAGAGTACTAGTCAAATTAAATTATATCATATCAGTACAATCTGGACAGTGATATTTAAAGTTATCAAATTGTTATAATTGTAATAATTGAAAATGTCCGTTTTATACTACTTTGTAATAAAGCATCAGGATGTCGGATGGTGTATACTTAAAATATATAAGAAAAAAGAACTATCTTTAAGGTTTGTATTTAAAAGATATCTTATATATTATATATAGTATATAGCAGAATTATTTATTATTTTTGGCAATGTGCTCAATTAAAATTTTATACATTTCGTCAAGTTTCTTTTCTTGTCTGTCTCGTGCCAATAAAGAGTCTACTCTTTGATCCTCAAGTGCATCTTCTAATCTATTAATTTGATCTTTTACCGATGAGCCACCATTTGTTTTAAGTTCGCTGAGATAATGTTTTACAAGCCACTTGATTGATAAACCGATTGATGATACAATTGTAAGGATGGCTACTAATAATGAGGCCCAATCCTGTATTGTCATAATAATGTTATTATAAGGGGTATTTTACAAAAATGAAAACAGCCATACTTAAAACACTTGAGTATTCTAAGAATTTAATTATATCTCCTGACATGGATGGTTTTATGACCGCAAAATTATTAGAGCGTTTTAACGGTTCGAAAATAGTTGGTTCGTATGACAAAAATATTTTATGTCTCGCCGACGGTATCAATGCAGAAGATTGTTTGTTCGTCGATTGCGATATGAATCGAGAAGAGTTTGTATCTCTCGGAAATCATATGCGATTGATAGAGGACGGTATGTCTTCTAAGTCGTTTAATCCGAATGTTCACTTCGGCGTTACGACATATAGCGACAAGTTTCCATATGCAACCGCTTTTTTAATTTCGTTCGCAACAGAGGTTCAAACCTCCTCTTTAGACCTTATACGCATGGCTTTCGCTGATTCAACTCTAAAGAACATGGAGAAGTACAGCGATAACATGCGAAACTGGTCTACACGGATGGATCATTCTGCAGTTAAGTACATTACAGACAATTCGGACATTGCACGGGATAACGATAAGCAAGCAAGATTTGATTATGTAGACCAATCATTTACATCTAAACGTTATGGCAAGCAAAGATACCTGGATACCCTTAATAACGCCCTACAAGGCCAGGAGATGGCTTTTGAGCCACTAGTCCAGGGTATGAAGTATGTGTGCGATAAAGTTGGCAAAGAAACCCTTATAAGGTATAATAGAGATATCATATCTTATGCAGAAATATTTACAGGGGAGTACTCTGTAACTTACGATCAAGAAAAGGAATGGACATGACAAAAGAAGAAGCAATATCAATTATGCTAAATAGCATTAATTCAGACAATTTAGCACTAGGCATTCAGGCTGGATTAAAAGAAGAAGATTTAAAGTTACAGATTGAGCAGAGCCAGCAAAGTCTTAACTTCATGATGGCAAACATCTATGACAAGTTGAAGGATGGTGGAGTAATTGCCTAAGTTCTATTACAAGCCAATACTTGAAAAGGTTCAAGAAGTTTATCTTGAGAATGCTAAGAAAGAATATTTTGCAGGGTTTGATATTGAGTCAAATGTGAGACTTGTTATTGAAGCAGATACTGAAGAGTCGGCAGATATTTCTAGATATGGGTTTGTTGATATACGTATGTGGGAATTAACGAGTGAGAGTTAATCTCAATCCCTCAAAATTTTAATAAAGTCAAAAACAAATAACAGATATTAAAAAATTAATTATTCTGGCTTTGGTTCTGATCTATGAGGACTCTTGCATGTGCACTCTGCACAGCAATTCTCCCCTGTGTATGTATCTTCAGTCATAGAACCATTATATCACAGTTTGGAACTATTTTGAGCAAGCGCAATCATCACAGCAGGCCTCTTTAAACATCTTGAGTGCCAAACCATCATTTTCTGGTCTTCCTAGGTCTTGCCAGAAAACCTCTCTACCCATGTTATCTGTTATAGGCATAGGTTTTGATTCGAACTCAGGCTTATCTCCTATGTCCCAGGAATTTTCTAGGTTATCCAATATTCCCATATTCTGCCTCTTCTCTGTAGTATCTTTTATATAGTTCGTCAATGTTTGATTGAATATTGCTTATTTCTTTGCTATATTCAGATTTAAACATTTCCTCTATATCCTTTTTCTCTTTTGCTTCTTGTCTTGGAAAGTTATTTAAGTATGGACTGTTTTCTTTATTTAGTGTATAGGAATGGATATCGCTGTAGTATGCATTACAGATGTTTATCATCTGCTGTTTTGTAAACCTTTGTACCGCAGAATATTCTGAAAAATTTTTTATCATCACATCTATAACCTTGTTGTGATCTTCTGTAAATTCCTTAAATGGTGCAATAAAGAATTCGTCGTTATCAATAAGGTATTCTGTGTATTCTGTATATCTTTGGATAAGTTCTTCTGGGTCACCCGTTCTTTTATCGTGCTCTCTTATATTGTTTTGTTTTTTGTAATCTCTAAACAACTTTGCAGAAACAATTGATGGAAGGGCATCTCTAACTGGAACTACGAATAGCGATCCTTTTTCTTTTTCTTTAAGACATAAAACATCATGAGCAAATAGTGGTGAGATTTCTATCCCAAGAGTACTTATTACACAGGCAGTTAGGTATGTATTTCCAGATCTTTCAAAACCATCTATGTATATGGTCATCTCTAACTCCCCAAAATTATAGGATTTCTCCACTAATGTTTAATTATAGCATAAATCTGAAAAATTTTGTAAATCCAAATATGCTAAAATCTGAATATTTTGTTCAGATGTATGATGCCGAATTTTAAAAACAACACATCAAAAATATAGTGAGCACATAATGAGAGACTAATTAATTTAGTAGGAGGCACCAGTAATAACTACTGGCACCTACCTAATAAACTACACTACACCCTGCTAACTAACTTTTGTGAGTATGGGTGTTATCTTGCGATCTAGATAGGCTTTCATTTTCTCATTGTCTTTCTGTTGCTTGATGTCAATGTTAGTAATGCCTATGTCTTTTAGCACCTTGCTAGTTTCAATGACAATAGTTTTAGCGAATGCAACACCTAATAGTTTTAGACCTAAAGGAATTGCTACTACTGCACCAATAACTAACACCATAGTGACTACTGCACCAAAGATAAGAAAGTATCCTATCCAATCAAATAAAACACTAAAGGGATTTGTGAACCAATCAAACAATTACAACCTCAGCCTTCCAAGCGTCAACGATTCTTGAGACCTGTGCATAAGTGTTAGCACAATCGTAACAGATTTGTTCTGTTGGTATGCCTAGCATAAAGGCATCTGTTCCACTGTAGACTAACTCTACTGATTCGCATCTAGGTGTTTTGCATGTTGTCATTTATTTATCTCTTTTCTTTTGTGCAATTGCAAGGGTTAATGTTGATGTGTTTACCTGATTGGGTAACTATTGCTAGTGTATGGCATTGTGAACATAAGTATATGTGCATTAGAATTCACTGTCCTTATCTAAGATAGTAGGGATAAGTATAAGTATAGTACCTAGCACTGACAAGGCTAGAATGATAATAGGGATAGTCATTATTTACACTCCTCACAAGGACACTGTGGGAACTCACGCTCTAACTTAATCTTGTTAGCGAGAGCCATAACCTTATTGTAGGTATCAGCACTAGCACCTCTAAAGGATACTAGTTCTCCATTGGCTACCATAGTAGCACCCAATAGGATACGCTGTTCTAGGTCTAGGTGACCAAACTTAGAATGTTTAATTGTGTTTTTATCTAGTGTATTCATTTAATAAATACCTTTCTTTTAATACTGTTAGCACTTTGCTAACTGTTTTCCTTGACCTAGGTTATTTGCTGTTTATTTGCTACGCTCACCTTATTTCTAAGTTTATTTGGTAGGCTCAACAGGCTCACTAGGATTTCTTATTTAATTGTTATAGTAGTAATACTACCATAGGGCACTGACATTTTGACCCTTTTTAGGGGGTGTGTCTATGTGATTTAGGTCACTTATTTGCTACGCTCACCCTATACTCTAGGTTTATTTGGTAGGCTCATTGACCTTAATTAACTCTATTTAATTTTTCTTATACTAGTATAATAACACATCTACCCTCAAAAGTCAAGTCCTAATACGGCGTGTCGCGTGTGATCTTCATCACATAGGGGCCCCGAGGCCCTGTGGTGTACATCACATGTGTTCTACATCACAATGTCCACAATGTCCGTTTTATACCCCCCTAAATGTCAGACCCCCCTGCTATACTTACTAGTATAAAGAAAGTCAGAAAAGGTTTCTGAACTAGAAAGGAATTCAAATGAATTCAACAATTATAAAGTGCGTGGAGCACAATCCTATGAAATCTGCTATCTCTAATGTAGGAGATGAGCAATTCACTTTCTGCCAAGATTGTGAACAAAACATTGAGCGTTGGTATAACGATACTGACCCTGAGCGTCTACCAATGTGGACAGATTGGAAGGTGTCAAAATAATGACTAAACTAATTTGTTGCTTTTGTGAAAAAGTCTATTCTAGCGAAACTAAGTTTTGCTTTTCTTGTAATGAATACAAAGGTCTAATGACCATAACTGAATTTGAACAATACTATGGAGAAAGAATTTACTCATAATGAAAACTAATTTTGAAATTACACAAGAAATAAATACTCTTGCTAAAAAATACTATGGCGAACACGATTTCGCATTTACTTGGGGTTGCGCTCAAGCACTTTTAACTACTCAGCAATTAGAGTTAATTCTTGGAATAATAAAAGGAAGAGAGGAAAATTAAATGAGTTTTTATCAAACTTTTTTTGAAAGTGGTAATGCGTTATTTTGGTTTTCTATGATCTGTTTAATTAGCGGTTTTTATTTATCTGTAAAGGCTAAATAAAAAACCCGAGGCTCTCGGGGCGATGTGGTGTAAATCACATAAAAAATGTCCGTTTTGTGCGTGTCTAAACTTGACTTTTGGGGTTTGTTCTGCTATACTTCTAGTATAAAGAAAGTTGAGAAAGGTTCTCAAACTAGAAAGGGTCAAAATGACTAACAGAATATTCGAACAAGGTAACTCTCCAGAAATGGCTCAATGGTTAGGGTATGTAAAATGCTCTAAGTGTGAAAGAGTCACAGCGTGGGAAACCTGCGTAATGTGTCGCTAATCACACAAACTAGACAGCGTGTCGTCTTGACTTTTCGCCTCTAGTGTGATAGTCTTACTACATAAGAAAAACTAAATAAAGGACAAATTGGCTAATGAGCCTAAGCAAATAAATGTGATGTAAATCACAGTGAGCCTTAGCAAATAAGTAGCCAAAATGTCAGACCCAAATGATAAGATAGTCTTATCAACTTAACAAGAAAGGTGATTCATAATGAATTACATTGTAACACTAGAAACCTTTACAGGTTCAACAAAAAAAATCAGCCTACCCTCAAAAGGTGCTGTTGCTCAATTCATCTCAAACTATCCAACACAATTACCTGTTGGCGTAGCCGTAAAAGTATCTTGTGACGCTCTAGGCGTTTCAGGCACACTTCGTGGCACTTCAACTCTTACTTACTCAAACTAAAAGAATAGGAAATAAATAAAAATGGTAGAAATCAAACACTCACTTCACTTCGTAACTCAGGTAGATGAAACTCATCCAATTGGTAAGCAATTGCTTGCTCTTGAAAATGAAATTCAAATCGTAATGCTTGAAGGTATGCTAAAAGACCTTCTAGTGCCTGCACTTAAGCCAGCCCTTGAGGAAATAAATAAAAATGGCTCATACGCAATTCTTAAGGTGGCAGAATAATGATGACACGAAAAGACTATGTGGCAACTGCTGAAATTCTTAGCACTTATTCAGATTCAATTGACCCAATTGCTTTTGAAGAATTAGTCTATGATTTTTCTGATATGTTTTTATCAGATAATCCAAGATTTAATCCTATGACTTTTAAAAGTGCTTGCTATGTAAATGATTTAGCACATAACGCTTCATAAAATAAAATCCTGAGCAAGATCTAAAACTGCTCAAATTTTGGCCCGAGGCGATGTGATGTAAAACACATTTAGAATACGGCGTGTCGCCTTGACTTTTTGACATTTATCTGATAGGCTTGCCTAGTAAAATTAAATAAAACTACAAAATAGTGTGATTAAACTCACATTTAAAATGTCCTAAATGTCCAATTTTGGATTTGATTTTGTCAGTCAAAAATGATACGCTTACATAGTAATAAGTTAATTAACAAAAAGAAAGAGGTGCGCCTAATGGCTACCAAACTATACACAATCGAAAGCCTACTTGTAGGGAAAAACTATCGCTCACGCAATCGCCACTTTGAGGGTGAAATTGTATCTGCTGAAAAGCGTGAAGGTATTTGGTATGGAGAAAATACTGAAGCCTACTTAATTGAAGTCAATGCTAAAGGCTTGAAAAATAAATTCGCAACTATCGCAGTTAAGGTAGGTGAATAATAATGGGATACATAGAAATTTTTAGAATTGACAATGAGGGTGCAGGTTGGATAGACTTGGCTCAAGCAAACTCAGATGAGTTATTTAATTTGGAAGTGGGCTTACTTAATGAAGGCGCACTATTTACAACGAAAGAGGCTGACTAATGAATGACTACCTATACTCCGTAACTTGCACTTATGACTCTGCACCCACTCCTAATTGGGTTGGTCGTTATAGTGATGCTCTAACTGCCGTTGAAACTTTCCAACAATTTGTTGATAGTGGAGATGCTAAACAATACTCAACAGTTAATCTTTCTGAGCCTTCAGGCAAGATGCACACAAAAACTTTCTACACTACAGGAATGGTGGTAACACGATAATGGGAAGCGTAACAGCAATTGGATTAGCAGATAGCGTCCTAGACTTAGAAACACAATTAGCCTATCACTTACAGGGCAATCACTATCCACCAGTGCCACTTTCTATGGTGCAACCTTGCATAGAGGCTATTGACGCATACTATGATGAGGACTATGAAAGATTTATTGCTATGCCTGAAGGCGTATTCTATAAAGGAATGAGCCACGCTCCAGCAAGAGCAATTGTAGACCAGCACCACTTATCTTGGTTTATTGACCCAGTAGATGAGGAATAAAATGTCTGCTACAATGGTAAACGTGCAATTAATACACGCAGATAATTTACAGCCAGATCAATTAATGGCTGATGATTTAATAAAAATTAACGATGACATCGTTGAAGTTATTTCTGTTGATAGTGATTCAACTGGAGATATTTACAGCGTAGAGATACAAAATGAATTTGGTGAAAGAGAAGTAGTAGAGTATTCTTACACTGATTTAATTCCTCTTTATGTTTTTATTGATGAACAAGAATAATTAATTTTTGGGGCCCGAGGATTTTACTCGGCGCTGATGGGCGTGTCTGTGTATAACCCTGTGGATACTCACTAGTAACCTATATAAAATATCTTTAAGAAGGCTATTTTTCTTTTCCCCAATTCTGGGCTGGCAAAAATTTTTGTGATTTTAATCACACGATTTATATTTGACATTTTTAGTAGATTTATGTTAGTATTGCTATATGAAGAAATCAAAAGAGGAATTACGTAGGCTTATGGAATTACGCCGTAGCAACGCTGCCTCTGCCGTGCCTTCAAAGAAAGCCTACAACCGTAGGAAATGTCAGTCCCAACTGATAGAATTAAAGAAAACAAAGGAGACCCCCTAATGGCTAATATGTATGAAGATGAAATGTTTGATGAGTATTACTCAACAACCTGTCCAGAATGTCAAGAAAACTCTGTTGACATTTATGAAGAAAAGTGCACTCATTGCTTGCTAGAAGAAATGTCCGCTCACTATAATGAAGACATTGCTCTAGAAATGAGTCTTGGCCTTGATTACTAATGAACTTAAACTCAAAAGATCTAACGACAGAAAGGTTGCTAACCTTGTCACAAAAAATGGAAAGCAAGCCGCAATCGCAAATACCTTTGGCCTACCTGCTGGAAAGGCTTTCTCGTGCCCTGGTGCCACTAGTGTTTGTGAAAGCGTTTGCTACGCAGGAAAACTTGAAAAACTATTCAAAGGTGTAAAGGCTAACCTATTACACAATTGGTCCCTACTCAAAGACGCTAATCAATTAACTATGGAGACACTGTTAACTGATATGATTAATGATTTCCGTGCAGACTGCTTAAAGAAAGACGCCCCTATGCTATTTCGCATTCACTGGGACGGCGACTTCTTTAACGATGACTATACCAACGCCTGGAAGAATGTAATCAATAACAACCCTGATATTCAATTCTGGGTTTACACACGTGTAAAGTCTGCAGCGCTTATTCTTAAGGATGTATCTAATCTTTCATTGTATTTCTCTGCAGACAGTGAGAATGTAAAAACTGCCGTTGATCTAAAAATTAATAGCGGTGTGCGTATGGCATACCTTGCTAAGAATTTTGCTATTGGCCAGGCAGATGTAAAAGAAATGATAGGTCGCCCTGCTGCTAAGTGTCCTGAGAATAATAAACAAATTCCACTTATCTCAACAAATGGATCCGCTTGTGTTTCTTGCTCACTTTGTGTATACTCTAAGAGTGATATTATTTTCTCTGCGAGTAAAAAGTAAATGAGTTTTTGGTTTTATTTTCTCATGGTACTAATCATAATGGTTAGCATGTTAGGAGGTTCAGGTTAATCCCTGAATTTTTCCTCGGGGGCAAGACTGGTCATTTGTCAAGTTCAACACGCAGGTTTACGATGTGATCTTTCTCACCCCCTGAATTTGAGGCAGGATTTGTATTTTTGAGATTTTTCTGCTAAAATTGTATTATAAGCAGAAAGCCTAGTGACGCAAATCACATAAAAAATGTCTCACATTTTGAGATTATTTGGAAATGGATTTGTTATTTCTTAGATTTTTTGCTATACTTAATAAATAAGGCAAACCAGCCCAATAAACAGAAAAGAGAAACAAATGACAGTAGCAACAGCAACATACAAGGTAGGCGACCTATACACTTCACAGAAGTCAAAGGTAACAGGAACAATCTTGGAAATCGCACCTAGCAAGACAGGCGACACAGTTCGTGTTAAGTTAGATGTAAATGGTAACACACGCTGGACAACTTGGACAGCAAAGTAAAATAGTATAACGAAACAGGGGCAGTTTAGGAGAGTGTTCTAGCCCAATGTCGTAAGTAAGAACTCTCCCCCCTTTTGGGGAAATGTCAGACCCACCCCCTATAATAGAAAATAACCCACAAAAAGAAAAGAGAAAAACAAATGGCAACAAAAAGCAAAGCAATCTCAGTAAAGGTGGCAACACCAAAGGTAATCAAGGCACTAGAAGGCGCACTAGCAAAACTAGAACTTGACTACACATCACAGGAAACCAACGAAGCAAAGTTTCAGAAGGAACACGAAAAGTGGAAAAAGGAACTTATTGACTATGCGGTAGCAAACATCAAGAAGGCAGAAAACTTCCGCACCAACTTCCGTTCTTGGAACAATCAACTCAACATTGACTTTGACCTAACAGTATCAGAGAAGGACTTGCCAAAAGAGCCTGTAAAGGATTTTGAGTCAATCTCTATCTACAACTATCGTGAGCAGAAAGAGGAAATCTCTAATGCTATCCGTATCCTAAAGATGACAGATGAGGAAGTAGTTTCCACATCAACTTATCAAGCGGTTGCTCGTTATCTCTAACTAGATAATAAACGACCTGAGTATGTCGCTAAACTGCTCACACAATTAAATAATTGGGAGTGGGTTTCAAACTAACCTAGGTGCCTACTCCCTTTATAGTTGAGGCAAGGGGCTCAGAGCCTCTCTCAATTCGCCAGGCTGATTAGGGCGATCATAGAAATACTATAGAGCAAGGCTCCTGCAGGCCTAAAGAAGCAGACATCCTGAGCAAGATCCAAAAAGGCTCACCCGCAAGGGTCATTGACAATTGTCAGTGGCCAGTAGTACAATTAAACTAACCAACAAACAGAAAGAGGCCCCCAATGGACCAAACAACAAACATCGTAGTGAATGCAACAGAAGACTTTCTTCGTGATTCACTAGCCAAAGCAACATTGCGTATTGGAGAACTAGAAGAGCATATCTCTAAGGTAACCCAGCGCTCATATGCAGATTCTGCAGAACGTAACCGTATGGTTGAATCAATGCAAGAGTGGACCTTGTCAGCACTTGAAGCAGGCTCAATCAATGAGACAGAAGCAGAAGAAATTGCTGAAATTATGGGCTTTGAATTAACAAAAGAATTCGAAGTTGAAGTTACAGTTATGTATTCTGTTACCGTTAATGCACGTACAGAAGAAGATGCACAGAATGCAATTCACGATATTGATTTTGATACAGTGCAATATAACTCAGATAATATTTCTTGGTTATCATCATCAATTGACAGAGTGGATATTTAGTAGGGGGCTACTAATAAACCTGAGCACGTTTTAAAACTGCTTCTGCAATTCCCTGAAAAATTTCCCCGAGGCGCCTGTGGATAACTTTTGTCAAATCGACACGCCTTTACGATAGTGTGATCTTTACCACAATGTCCAATTTGTCTATGATTAACTGTATGGATTTGCATATGTCAGCCAGTCCTGCTATACTTAGAATTCAACAACAAAAAGAAAGAAGGAATATCGTGGCTCACGATTTAGAAACACAAAATGGCAAGACCTCATTCGCATCATTCCGTGAACCTGCTTGGCACGGATTGGGAACTGTATTCACAGAAGAAAAAACAACACAGGAAATGTTAGATTTGGCTAACCTTTCTAATTGGAATGTTCGCTTAGAAGATTTGGAAACCCCATCGCATCTAACAAGCGACAAGAACTACCAATATGTTCTACGCACTAATCCAACAGACAATTCACAGACAGACATTCTTGGTGTCGTAGGTGAGCGTTATCACGTTATGCAGAATGAAGATTTATTTTCATTTGGCGATAACATTCTAGATGGTGGTGGACGATGGGAAACCGCTGGAGCAATTAAGGGTGGACGTGTTGTATTTGGTGCATTAGCACTAGAGCGTGAAACTGTTCTTGACCCTAGCGGTGTTGCAGATAAGGTAAAAACTTATTTGCTCATCAACACATCACACGATGGCTCAATCGCTATTCAAGCAAGCATCACACCTGTTCGTGTCGTGTGCGCTAACACTCTTAATCTTGCGCTTAACACTACAAAAAAGAAAAATGGTGTAAAGCAATCTTTCAAGATTCGCCACACACAGACAGCACAAGGTAAGATTCAAGTTGCTCGTGAAACTCTTGGGCTTGCTCATAAGTATATGGATTCTTTTGACCTTATGGCTAAGGCTATGATTGAAAAAGAAGTTTCTGCTAAGATGTTTAACGACATTATTCTTGCTGCATACCCAAAGCCTGAAAAAGATTCTAAGGGTGCTTTCAAGAAGTGGGAAAATAAAGTTGATGTTATCAACGATATTTACACAGGCGAATTTAACGGAATGATTTCTGGTAATGCGTGGGGTGCTTTTAATGCACTTACTGAACGTCTTGACTGGCATCGTTCTGCTCGTGGTGGTTCTAACGAATCTATTCTCGCATCTGCTAGTGGATTTGACCCTGCAATTAACGCAGAGAAAAATCGTTTGCTAAAAGTTGTGCAGAATGTTATGCAAATTGCATAGCATAATTTAATAAATGCCACCTGAGTAAGTGGATGCAAAAACTGCTCATCTGGAGTGTTAGCATAGTAGGTTAATGCGCTACCCTGTCACGGTAGAGATCACGGGTTCAAGTCCCGTACACTTCGCTCAGCGTAAATGGGGCCCCGAGGAAATGTGATGTTGGTCACATAATATTTATAATAAAATAACTTTACGATAGAGTAATATTTTTCCCAAAATTTCTTTACGATAGGCAAAAATTTTCCCCCAAACCTTGCATTTGTCAGACCCCTAGGCTATAATTAATATATGACCCAATACGTTGACATATATGAAATGAACTATTCCTGCTCTCCTGGTGGCGTTGACTGCTGGGAAGCAACTATCAATGGCTATGGAACCAGTAGTACTGCTAGTGATTTTAAAACTGCTGGAGAGGCCCTTAATTGGGTACTTGACAAATATCCTGACGAAATGTTAAAATTAAATGTAACTTCATTTCAAGCCTATGAAAAGGAAACAGCGTGAACACCATTAATGACCTAATCAATGAAATCTATGATGACAACTTCTCTCACCTAGAGTTTGAGGAAAATATGGGCGGTATTGATTGTGACTGCCATATCCACATTACACTAAACACTATTGCTAAGTATGCTGGGATTGAGGTAGGCTAATGCTAGGATATACATTAGACGAGTTAGATGAGATGATTAGATCTGTTGGCTTAGCCAAGAAGTCTATATCTAATGAGGAAACAAGAATCAATACTGGTTTAGATAAGGCTCACGACTTTCTCCAGGGCTTATGGGCAGAAGGGTATTTTGACTAATGTGGACTAAGTATAGTTATGTTTGTACAGACTGTGATTCTTTAATTGAGGTCATTAGTCATACCGTGCCAGTTATGGATCCAGGCTGTGTTTGTGGTATTGATACCTTTGTGGTACGCACTGCGGTAGAGCCTGAGCAAATGCCACCTGTGATGAGTATCACACCCTCAGAAGTTGTAAAAATCAACACCAACCCCTATAATTAATATATAACTACTAACAAAGGAAAGATATGACCCCAGAAACAGATATGCTAGAAAACCCTGAAATGTACGCAGACTACTACTCTTGCGACCTTGCTATCTCTATTACAAATATCAAGGCTAAGAATGCACACCACGCAGAAGCAGTTATGCAAACCTTCATAGATGAGATTGGCAAGATAATGAATGATGAACTTAGTTGGGATGATGCTCAATGGGAGATAGAAGAAAATGTATTCCTACCTGAACTAGGTGAGTGGCATACAAGGTGAACCCAAACACACTAATAGATTATATAAAGATCCATATCATTTCTTTGGAACAAGACCTAGAGAACGAGGACGGTGCTGATAGTATTGTTCCTTATCTTGAAGGAGCCATTGATGTATCCCGCCATTATTTGTCAGTGCTAGAGGATACAATAGACTAATGATGAACACAACCCTAGAACCAAGACTGCAGAAACTAATTGATATGGGAGAGTCAGGAACTGACATCCTACACGGAGAACTAAAGAACTTAATGTATGAGACTGAGAAAGCCTTGGCTGAATACATTGACCCTGACAATGAAGAGTATGACCAAACAGTAAACCGCTTGCACCTAGAGGGTATGCTTGACGCTTATGTAGGAGTATATGCTCTTACCTATCAACTAGCCTTTGCTATCAGTGACAGGATAAAGAACAATGGATAAGTTTATTGAACTAGACTATGATGAATGGGTTGATACTTATAAACCTATCCCTAATAATATAGATACAAATGCCTCCTTTGACGGTATGATGTTTGAGACATATGGAGCGGAGGTAGAGTTTGTAAAGAAGGCTGACCCTGCCCATATCTGGATGTATGGAGGCGGAGACGACGGTGGGTCTTACATATGGTCTGGCTGGGGCTTTGTTAATAGAATAGGATACTTTATCACTGAGGTCCCCTGCCCACCTGACACAACTATTCAAATCAGAGTTAGTTTTAATTGGTTCTACTGCGAAGGCTGTGGGGCTGAGTTTGAGGACCCTGATAACACTATTAGAGATGCCTTTGATGAGGCAGACTTGCAAAAATGCCCACAATGCGCTACACTTGAAGAAATGACATTACTACGATTGGACACACAATGACAGACGAATTTAAGTATGACCTAGACGATACGAAAGACCCTGCCTTTATTGGTATCTTTTGTGCTATCTGTGATAACGAGATTGGCTATGAGCCTTGCCCTGATTGTGAGAAAGAATAATGCCACGCTATACAATCATCGCTAAAAGAGAAACCCTGTATGAGTTTAACTTTGAAGCGGAATCTGAAGAAGAAGCAATTGCTGAAGTAAACCGCATTGAACTCACTGAAGATGTTGAGGAATATGCATATGACTGGTACCCACTAGAAATTGATGAGATTAATGAAGAAGAGGAAGAGGTAGAATAATGGGAGCACGTATTCACTATGTATTCAAGGATGTCGAAGACGAGGCCTCTGTAGTACTCTATAGCCATTGGGGTGAGTGTGAATGGCAGCGGGACCTAGCAATGGCGCTGCAGCATTCAAAGCCTAGGTGGAGTGACTATGCCTACTTCAATCGTATGATGATCAGTTATCTTATGCAAGATTCACTATTGGATGAGACAGGGTTTGGTATTTATGCTATTACTGGCACTGACTATGACCTTGGAGATACGACGGTAGTTATCGATATCGCTAAAGAAACTATCATTGATGACAATGGAAACGTTGTCGCTTGGCTAGATTTTATCAATGCTTATGCCCCAAAGGTTTTGGCTGAGCAAATCTAGGGAGTGGGTCCCCTAGACTAATAGGGTGGAGCGTAGGTTTTCGTAGGCTTGCGCTCCCCCTTACTTTTTGATACAATCTAATAGAGGAGATAACTATGGCTTATTCAGTCAGACGAACGGCAAACCATAATAAAGAAACACGAATGGCAGAGCAACTAGGAAAACTCCTTACCCAAGATTTTGCGGTAGATTTAGAAAGAGTAGGATTTTATGTAGTAAGAAACCTACCACTAATAAACTATCACAGATTAGAGGTTTTGAGTTTGACATCTATGGAAGAGTATGATAAACTTATGTTAGAGATGAAAGGACCCGTAAATGGACTTCGCAGATAAGACAGGCATACTAGGACAACTCTGGATTGATTTCCGTGATGATGAAAAGTTTAGTGCCTTTATGGAATACAATGACATTGGGGTACCTATGGCATACTTTATTGCAGAAGGTTTGGTAAATCCAACACCACTTGGCGAACAGTATGTTGAAGAAACACTTGATATGATGTTTACTCTTCTTGAAATTACAGAAGAAGAAGTTGATGAGTTAGATGAGATCAATCTTGATTCTGTTTTGAATTTTGCATACGATAAGAAGCAATCTTCAGAAGGCGATTCAAACTAATTTAATTAGTCTTGGGCTGCGCCCCGAGGAAACTATATCAAATTGGACATATAGTACAAACCTTATATCAAAATAAGATTACGATCAAACCTTTATTTTCCCCAAATATAGATTACGAAGGGCAAATTCTTTTCCCCAAACCTAGCATATCAAACCTTGTTTGTCAAGTATGCCCAAACCTCATATCATATAAACAAAGGTTTGTCAAACCATTATTTCAGGTGTATAATAGGGACATGCCAAGAGATCATTTTGCTCAACTATATAAGAGCCCTGTTAGAAGACATGACTCAGTAAGCCCATCTCAAGAATTTAATGAAGCAGTTGGTGCTCTATGTGGTATGTTATATAGTGTTATAACTCTTAAGGCTTTCTTTCCTTCTCCTCCCCCGCCACAAATGAATTATCATCCTGTTAAGGATGTCGGGGCCGAAGGCCACCGATACAAACAACTAACACTTTTCTAAAATAAGATTACGATGGGCGATTTTTTTTCCCCTAACCTAGCCGTTTTTGCCAGGGGATCAAGAGATGACCCAAATCCCCCTAGTATATATACCATAACAAACCACTATAAATTATTTCCTGATTTCTAAAACTTTTCCAAACCTTTATATATTTTTATGAAGGTTTTCTTTATTTTTTGAGCAAATTTGAGCAAATTTTATATGAGGTTTTGCACAGCAAATGGGCTTGACAAATACAAAGGTTTGGTATATAATGCCCAAACCTGTATACAATGGTTTGACAATATGGATGGTTTGTGGTATAAGGGGGCTATGGGGAAATAAGGTTTGGAGGTTTGGCCGTCAGAAAGATTACGACGCCCTCTTTAAAGATGCTCCCTCCTCCACTACTCTCCACTATCCTCCACTTCTACTCTGTCTAATAATATAATCAGTAACATATTTCTGTGGATAAACCTGTGGATAACTATGATCAAAACCATGATATCATCACTCAATGGACCTAGGATTGATATATATTTACTGGATTTACGCTATGATTGGGCTATCAGGAGTGCTGATCTTGATGGCTATATACGAGTCATTTAAAGACTAACCTGTGGATAACTTTTTTGCACGGAACCTATATCTGTTAACCTTAATGTGGTAGTATAGAGTTATGGCATGCACACACTACTATGAAATTGACTTAGATGGCAAGGTAACTTGCTCTAATTGTCATGCCATAGTAGATGAGATAGAAACAAATGATAATGATTTCTGGTCATCACAAATGAGTTTTGAGGAATAATATGCTAACACTCACACTAATACTAATCACCTGGTATGCCACTAAGGTATACTATACAAAAACCTTAAACCTTCAAACACCAGTCAAAGAAGAAGGTCCTATGGTTCACGCAAAGTGTTTTAAATGTTCTCAAACCATATACACCCATAGAGACAATCTTCGTGCTCCATACTACTGCCTAGCCTGTGCATAAAGTACTATAGGGTTTATATCTTATACTAGGGGTTATTGGGTCCTTCTTGACTTCCCCCGCAATTTCTGATATGATTTAGATATGAAACCTTTATCAGAAAGACAAGTCGATAGTCGATTTTGGAACATCATTGTAAAGAACTGTGATCATGAATTTGAGTGGTCAGATCAGTGTGGAGAAGTAGCCTGTGAGAAGTGCTATACAACCTATGAGATATATAAGAAAAGACACCAGAAATGAAGAAAAACGATATAAACTTTGACAAACCTTTTGCTAAATATATCTCTGAATCTTGCATTAGTTGTGGCAAATTCATTAGAACAAAGGACAAAGCCAAACTAATCCTTTTTATGTATGATCACTATGGTGAGGATGGCATTAAGCGCTGTAAGCATACTTGGTATGGAAAATTTGTCTATACCCTGCTAAATTGGAAACACAGAAACTATTAAGGATAGCCATGATCAAACAAGTTAGAACAAAGAGCAATGCTTTTAGTACTGTAAAGTATGACAAGGATGGGAATATCTTGACCCCATCTAGACTGAGAGCACTCAAGAAAGCAAAAAAGGAAAAAAGCGACAAACTCATCAAAGGTGGCAAATGGGTTAAGATTACAAGCCAGTTCTATGGAAACTGCTCTGTATGTAGTGACAGAATCTTAATTGGCGTACCTATATTGTGGAATAATAAAAACAAGCAGACAAAGCATATCAAGTGTCCGTCATGAAGGTGGTTATTGAGGAGTATACTCCCCCTAAGAAGCCTAGTGGTAAGTTAGTCAAGAATAGTAATAAGTTCTTTCTTCCTCCAATACCCTGGCAATGGACGCTATATGATGGATCAAAGATTGTTTCAATGGGGTATACCCATACTGAAGAAGATGCTAACAAGATGGCGAACCAGGCTATTAACCAATATCGCCCTCGTAGGGCGTAGGAAGGTTTAAAACCTCTACTTGTCGCCGAACTTTAAAAACTTGACATCTATCCGCCGAACTTGTATACTAAAGATATGATCAATATGGAAATACCTGACCCATTTCAAACATTTGTGGCCAACAAGTACAGAAACTATAAAGGTATGGTTTATGATTTCTTTACCAAGGAGTGGTACCTTAAGACTTCCTGTTGTGGCGAAGAACTTTATGCCCCTAACAAGAAAACTATGACAAAGATCAGACTATATCACACACGCAATGAATGTCTTGGCGGATATTAAAAAGCCTTAAGCAAACCTTAACTCATAGTCCTTATCTTTAGTAAACCACATAGGTATAGCATATCTTTCTTCATCAATAGTTTTTACTTCGTGCAATTCTGAGGACTCGAACATAACTAAATCTCCAAATTCAGGAACAATATTTAGGGTAAGTCTTGGAAACTCTAATGGGCTAGACTTATAGTTAGTACTTAAATATAATATAGCACTATACACATAGTGTTTGTTGGCCCCACCCTCTATGTCTTGGTGCATAGGAACATCTGCTCCAGGCAATTGTTTTGTTAACCATATAGATGAAAGATAAACCTCTTCAGTCTCCTGGAATTGATTCACTACAGATTTTATAGAAAAGTCAATTACATTCTTTATTTCTTTTTCTATTTCATCTAGGCCAAAAATAACTCCTTCTGAAGATATTTTACGTAAATTGTCTTTGCCAAACATTTTTTGAAATTTAAGTTTTTTTGGTCCAGTTACAAAAGAGTCTTGATTTTTATTTATATAATCAATTATAGATTGTGCATCTTTAACATTTATGCAGTTTTTTAACAACTTTACTGGCTTCATAATTATAAGTATACCACAATAGAGCCTATCTAAATACATTCAATATTTTCACATATGATATAATTAAAATATGAATTTTTATTGGTTTGGAAGACATAACAACAGAGATTTTAATTATGTGTCAGACTTACTTGAAGATTGTGGATTTTATGCATGGCTAATCCCATACGCAGCAGGACAACGTGATCCTTTTACTAGAATTGCAAGATCACTTAAGACAGATCAAAAGTTAAAGTATTTAGTTGCTGTAAGACCTTACAATATTTCTCATCAATACTTGTTAGCAATTTCAAAATCTTTAGATAGTATTCAAGAAGATAGGGTCAGAATAAACTTTGTGCCTGGTTTAACATACGATGAAGAAGATTATGGAGGAATATTTTCAAACATAAAAGACACTAGCAGTTTTGAAGATAGGAAAAAATATTTCTGTACATATGTTGAGCAATGGGAAAAATGGGATGTAAAGAAACCATATACATATGTTTCTGGAATGCCAGATGAGATGTGCCCTAATTTGGACAGTTTTGGAGATGCTACAATTGTAAATTATGGCAGGATAGTAGATAAAACCCTTGATACTTCAGATAAAACAAAAATAATATTTTTGCCATTTAGTGATCAATTCGAAGAAGAACTAAATATTATTAAAGGTCATGGTTATGATAATATAATGCTTCATGTTTATGAGAATACAGACTTTGATAGAGCAATGGCTGCAGTTAAAAAAATTAAGTCAAATTAGATTTTTTTATAAAACTATTGATCATACGTATTAAACCTGTTCTAGTTATCTTAGATGCATCAAACGTCTCTGTATAACCACCCTGTGGCATATCTGTCTTGCTTAAGAAGTGTCCATGCTTTTGTCTTAGTCTGTTTAGTATTAATGACTCTATTGCTTTTGCTTGATCCCGTTCAGAAAATGACCAATACTTTATCAAAATCCAGCCTTTATTTTTATGGCTTGCAAACCTTTTACCTGATATGTCCGATATACCTATTTTTATAGCGTTGTATTTTCGGTTATAAAGTATATATAGCAGTGTCATAATCTTATTATACTTGATATGGTAAAGCCCTAGTTTATGATATAATTCATATATGGATAAATCTAAGTGCTTTTTTTGTAAAAAGGATGCAACACATTACGACATTGTCGTGAAGCATGCTGAGTATATAGTTGCAGATGTCTGCTTGGATCATTTATCTATGGGGCTTGATTCTTAAATGAAGCAGATAGTATTTAATTCTTTTCCAAGATCTGGAAATGTATACCAAGGAGCAGCATGTAGACACTTCTTTGGAATTAATCAAGCACTAGTGCATATGCCAGAAATATTTGGAGTTGACGGATTGTACAATGTTACAATTTTTCGCAAACCAGAAGATGCAATTGCTTCTTTAGTTATGAAAGAGTCTGAGCATGGATCTGAAATAGGAAAATCTGGGATATATGCAGAATCAATTAAGAAGGTAAAATATTATAAAGAGTATATGGAGTCTGCAAAAATAAATCAAGAAAAAATATACATTGGTAAGTTTGACAACCTGATTAGTGATACAGTAAAACATTTTGAAGATATTTCTAAAAAATTTAATTTAAAACTTAATAATGATTATCAAAAAAACTTTTTAAATGAAAAACTTTCTGGTAAGATTTGGGACGATAGATACGATGGACATCTTCCAAGAGAAAAAGACCCTGTAAGGCTTAAAATTGAAGAAACTGTAAAAGAACTTTCATTCATACAAGAACTAAATGAAGAGTATGATGATTTTATTTATAATTATGCAACTGTGGTTTGACATATCCTGAGATACTGGGTATAATTATTGTATGAAGAAAAATAAATGCTATGAGTGTGGTCTTTCTATTAAAGATCCAATTTTTTGGGACACTCATCAAACCATGAGTGATGGTCATGTCTGGTGCACCAATGCCAAAAGAACCTAAGATAACTCAGATGGATTGGCGTAGCCTTGGCTATTGGCCAGAATATAAAAACGGGAAGAAAGTGTGGGTATCTAAAGATGACAAGAACAACAAAGATAGAAAGAACTAGTATATTGCCACTAAGAGTTATAGGTAACTTTTGTGGTGGATTTGCTGGTAATCATTTGTTTAAGGCTTTAATGTTAGAAGAAGAGTTAGATGCTGACTTAGGGTTTCGTCATAAATACCACGCAAAAATGTGGGTAATTCTTAACAAACCCTATAGTTGGTGGGGAACATACTAC